ACACGCTCAACGGTGCCGAGGATTTCGAAACAGCCACGGATGACGGTGTTTTACTTGGGAACGGTTCTACTTTCGATTCGGTAGTTATACCTGATTGCGATACGGCATCTACCTCTAAGCTTCTTTACGATCAAGCGTCTAATACCTTTACTTGTGGTACTGACACGGATACCAACACTAATGCCGGCACCGAGTGTAGTGGTACACAGACTTACATGAATGGTTCGGGTGCCTGCGTTCTAATAGCTGGTTTAGAAAACATAGAAGCCTCAACCGCTAGTGGAATACCTGTAGGCAACGGGTATCCTGGTCTGGATTATACTATTCGTGTTATACCTGAGTGTGCTGATAATGGGTTACTTTACTCACAGACTTCTAGGACATTTTCGTGTGACACCACTGACGACGACACCCCGGACTCCGATGCGGAAGTGCCCGACGCCTTGACTATTGCAGGTGGTACTATCGGGACTTCGGCTATTACTCTTGTCCAGAGTGCTGACCCTAGTCCTACAGCTGAAGGAGTCATCGAGTGGGAAACCGACACTAATGAAATTCACGTTGGCGACAGTTCTGGCACACAAGTTTTTGTTGCGGGCGCGCACATCGCGGACACAACATGTAATGGAGTGGCCTGCACCTTGTCCGACGATATTATCCAACTAGTGGACTCCGCGTCTTTCTCTACCACGACTGGTCAGCTTTCGTGGGATGATGACTCGACCCCCAAAATGGCGACGATAGGTGATGGTACTAACGCCTTACCCATGCGTTCTTGCTGGGCGGGTGGTAGAAACGGGTTTTTGAGTACCAATAAGAATTCGTGGGGAATGCTCTTAGGGCATGGAGACTTGGATATACTCAATAACCACGCCTTGCAGATTGGTGGTGGGGGTAACTGTGCAACCAGTGAGTGTTATGGTCGTGGCAATTTATACGGGCAACTAGGGTATGACCAAGCACCGGCAGATATAATTATTACGAATCTTCACTGTAGGCTCCATAACGATGCCAAGGTGGATATAGATTGGACGTTTGATATAGTTAAAGTCACGGACCCTGAGAACTGCACGACTTACTTGAGTACGTCCGGTGGCAGTTCGATTTGTTGGGATACCGACATTACGAACATCGTTGCGTCAACAGCTTGCACCATAAAGGGGGAAACGAATATCAACGAGCATGAATGCGGTGACGGTACCGGTGGCGTGGCGTGGGCAGCAACCGATAGTTTCTCTATTGCGAAGGGGGATTTGATGTCACTTCGGGCTAGTGTGAATACCGCGCCTACTGGACAATGCCAATGGTCATGTAGCTTCCTAGCGTGCATAGAGGAGATGCCATGAGAATACTGAGAATGATGTCCTTGGCGGTGCTTTTATCTTTCCCGTCTTTGGTCTTGGCTTGTGAAAATGTAGAAACTGGTGGCCCATTAGGGAACTGCGCTGACGAGATTATTGCTAACGACCAGCGACTCTTAGACCACCTAGAATCGGTTGGGGTTGATGTAACAGGCTTATCTACAAGGGATAGGCCAACCTTGCTGGGAAAAACACCGGATGAGCTTGTAGCTATCAGGAAATATCAAATTATTTTTTAGTTTGTAACGGAGGTAATAATGAAACGTATAATATTAGCAGCTTTTTTTATCTTTATACCTAGTATGGTTATGGCACAACAGCAAGTTTGTGTTACTATACCTATAGATGCAGTAACCTATTTTTCTGATGCTGCTACAAGATATAATTTTGAAAAAACTCAATCTTATACAGACGAAGAGTTTGTTTTTGAAGTATTAAAACGAGAAATAAGTACTCTTTTAGCTCGTAAAGAACGAGATACTAAAGAATCTGAAAAGAACGATTCTATAAAGAGTCTAATAGATTCTATTAACACGGCTATGCCGTAATAAACATTTATTGTAGATATCATTCATATGATATATACTTAAACGAAGGTTTTTAACCAAAATTTTTATACAATATCATGGAGATATAGATTATGGCATCTTTCATATATAATTCAGCTAGAGAAAGCTTTCTTAAAGGCGATTTAGGCTGGGATAATTCAGATCCTGCCGGAGGTGTTACAGGCACTATTAAAGTGGCGTTCAAAGACGTAGCAAATTATGCACCTGCAGATACATCCACAGATGACTTCTGGACAGATATAGACACTACCGCTAATATCTTGACTGATGGAACTTCCCCATCCTTAGGATCAACAGTAAGTCAAGATATTCTAGATAACGGATCAGGAACTCCGTCTATTTTTGCCACTACAGATGGTGTTGCAGGAATAAGTAACTATAATGTCACAGAGGTAGATAATATTGGCTCTGGGTGGACGGTAGATGGTATTATTATATACAAGTCTTATACCGTGGCGGGCAGTAATACTTCTGCAGCCTGGCCACTTATCTGCCATATTGATACTGGCAGTGGGTTTACCGCAGGTACAACTAATGGACAGCCTATTGATATCGTGTGGGCAGGTTCTGGTATTCACGGCGACAATATTTTTAAACTATAAGATGTTTAGTGGCTAAAGTATTGTGCTTACGTCCAGAAACTATAAACAGCGAAGAAACTTTCAAGGTTTCTTCTGTTGTACACGTATGCAAATCTTCTAAAGAGTATACTTTAAGACCTGTAAATTTTTCCTATAGTTCTCTGTGTTATAAGGAGGTCCGTTCTGTGCGCGGACCTCCTTATTTTTATTGTAAAGACATGAGGGTGTAGATGTCTTTACTATTATTATTTAGCGGTGTAAGTCACCAACAGGTACTTCCCGACGCTATACCCGAGCCTACCACTCCAATAGCTACCACTACCGTTGTACAGGCTAATGAGCCTGTATCCGCTTCTATAGGGACAGAAGAATCTGTTTCCACGGTATCTTCTGTAAGGAATAGCGTATCACCCGCAACCATTGATACCGAAGCAGCCGTATCAGAAGCTGCCACGTTACAGAGCAGTGTCTCAACCACAACCATTGATACTGCCGAAGTATTTAGTTCTGATGAAATACAATCTAATATCTCGACAACGGCTATTCCAACTGCCGAAAGTATTTCAGACGTTTCTGTACTACCACGCATTACTTTAACACCAACTTTAGTACCTACAGCAGAAGATTTTGGTTCTCCTACAGTAACGGCACAGGTTACTACAACTTCAGTACCCACAGTAGAAGATTTTGGCTCCAGTACAGTACAAAACAGTGTAGAAACTAACACAATCACAACACTAGAATCGGTATCTACTGTTTCTAGTGTACACGCAAGTGTCACGCCTAGTTCTATACCTTCTGATGAAGAATTTGGCACAGTATACACTGAAATACTAGATATAATTCCAACATCTATAGATACACAAGAATCTGTATCTACTGTTTCTAGTATACAATCACGCGTTTCTGCACTTTCTATTTCAACAGAGGAATCTGTTTCTTCTGTAGTAGATACTAAATTTTCTATAGTACCCGCTTCTCTGCCTTCCGCAGAAGTATTTAGTTCTGACGAAATACAGACCAGTTTAAGTCCTACAGCTATATCTTCAGAAGAATTAATACCTGGAGGCGATTCAGGACTTGTTGGTTTAGTTTTATCGTCAGAGGTAAGCACAGAGTCAATTGCTACCCAAGAAACGATACCTACCGTTTCGGGTATACATGAAACTGTCTCTACTGCGGCAGTACCAACAGATGAGAATGTCTCTTCTGTAGTAAGTGTTCAGCAAAGTGTTGTCCCAGAGTCATTAACTTCATTAGAAGTATTTAGTTCTAGTGAGATACAGTCTAGTTTAACTACAACTCTAGTACCTACGGAAGAAGCCGTATCTACTGTTTCTAGCGTATTAACGCAACTTACGACTACTTCTATAGATACAGAAGAATCTATTTCAACTGTAGTTAGTGTTCAATCTAGTGTTTCAACAACATCTATTGATACACAAGAATACGTATCTGCTATTGTAACACTTTCGTCTCTACAGAGAGTTTCTCCTACACCTGTAGCTTCGGAAGAAACTTTATCCGCTGTTTCTAGTTTACACTCTCATGTAGCAACAACGGCTATTGAGTCCCAAGAACTTATAGAGGACGTTACTAGTGTACAACTAAGCCTTTCAACTACTAGTATTGCCTCATCAGAAGTATTTAGTTCTGACGAAATACAGCTTAGTATCACACCAAGCTCTATAGCTTCCGCTGAAACTATACCGGAAGTTGTTACAAAGTCTAGAGTTGATGCATCTAATTTTCCGATTGTATCTTCTGAATTCTTTAGTAACGTTGAATTACACGCGCGTTTAACTACTACAACTGTTTCATCTGACGAATCAGTATCATCTGTTACTAGCATACAATTAAATGTTTCGACAAACACAGTAACGTCTTCTGAAGACATATCAGATGTTACAACCTTTAAAAGTCACATTGCAACGTCTGCTATACCTTCCGCAGAAGTATTTAGTTCAGATGAAATACAGCCTAGCATAAGTCCAACAGCTCTAGCATCAGAAGAATCAGTATCTTCTGTTTCAGATTTACAAGCTAATATACTGACGAGTCTAGTACCCTCTGCCGAAAATATATCTTCTGTTGTCTTACGTATTAGTATTGCACCAAATACTCACGCTTTGATAGATCCTGGTTTTACCATACCAGTAATACAAGCAAGTGCATCTACGACAAATATATCTTCAGAAGAATCCGTATCCTCTGTTTCAGATTTACAAGCTAATATACTGCCAGATTCGGTACCTTCTTCTGAAGCAGTATCTTCTATTTCTGACACTAAATTTTCTATATCAACAAGCGCAATACCTACTGCTTCCTATATCTCAGATATAGGCGACATTGTTATTTCGCAGCTTATATCTCCCAATGCTATAGATTCGGAAGAAACTTTATCCTCCGTTTCTAGTATTAAATCATTTATTTCAGTAACCGCAATATCTTCTGCCGAAGTATTTAGTTCTGATGAAATACAATCTAATTTAACTAGTACCTCTATAGATTCAGAAGAATCTGTATCTTCTGTTTCTAGTATACAGTTAAATATTTTTGTTAATGCACTTCCGTCAGAAGAGACTATAAGTTCTGACGCTTTACATGTAAATATTAGGCCTGATTCTATAGATTCAGAAGAATCCGTATCTTCTGTTTCTAGTATAACTAGTGCGGTATATCCAAGTACTATAGCTTCCGAAGAAGTTTTTAGTTCAGATTTACTTACAGAAATACTTGATATCTTACCTAATTCTATATCTTCAGAAGAATCGGTATCGTCTGTTTCATCTATTCAAGAATCTGTTAGAATCACCACGTCTATAGCATCAGAAGAATCCGTATCTTCTGTTTCAAGCATAAAGATAACTTTATCTGTCTCTGCTATATCTTCCGCTGAAAATATAGTTGGACCAACTTATATGCTTGGTGGTATAGACGTATTTAAATTTTTAGACATTGTACAAGTAGAATATAACAATTCTGCTATAAAAGTAGTACATAATGACACTCGTATTGAAGTAGAGTATAATGATCTAATTATAAAATTAAAATACTAATTGGAGTACTATAAGTGAAGCAGTTTTATAAAAAAACATTTAATATAAAAAAATCAGATACAGCACCTGAAATAGCTATACAAGTTACTAAGGAATCAGACGCCACCTACCTTAATTTGACAGGAGCGTCTGCAACTTTTAGTATGAAACGAGGAAACACTACAAAGGTAGATAGTGCCACCGCAACTATTGATGATCCAAGTAATGGTGTAGTTAAATACGTGTGGGTAGCAGCAGACACTGATACCACAGGAACGTATAGAGCAGAATTTACAGTTACGTTTTCTGATGGTAAGATATCAACATTCCCGTCAAATGGGTTCATAGAAGTAGAAATACTAGATAGCATATAGGTGAATTATGAGTGATACACAACTTAAATTACGTGGATTTACTAAAGTACAGATCGTTGATTCTACAACAGGTACTGTAGTAGGCGATTCTGGCTGGAAACAGAATAAAATAACCGAGACCGGTTTTCAATATATGGCTGTTGGTGGTGCGTCAGGTAATACGCCTATTACAGCAGAAGGTCTAGGTTTAGGCTATTTTACTAATACAAATTTTACGTCTACGCAATTAGATTTTGATTCGTCACCTGCAGTGTCAAATGCTAGAATACTTGTGACTAACGCTAACTGTTCCTCAGAGTTTGTAGCTACTTCAAATGGTGCTATTTTACGTTTTCAGGCGACATGGTTAGCCGCATCTAATTGGATTTCCCAAGACTCAACTATTAATGGTATTGGTATTTTTAATAATACTAGTAATACAGCTAACGCAGACATTAATGCTAATAAAATGTTAGCAGGAACTACTTTCGCAGAATCTGCATGGTCACAAGATCAAGAAGTTCGTGCTACGTATGAACTAAAATTTTCACAATAGAGGATTTATAAATGCCTGAGATAAAGAAAACACAATTTTTATTTATGACACCTAATTCTTATACTGATTTTAAAAAAGAAGCAGATGCTGGGAATTCTCATTCACAGCACATTATTGCTCATCTTCATTGTACCGGTGAAAAACAGACACCTATAGATTTGAAACAAGCCGAGTTTTGGTATGGTGAGGCCTTTAAAAATGGTCGTGTTCATGCTAAGAAAGATCTTGGAGAAGTTCTAAGGGAAAATGGTGATGTTGCTGGAGCAATACTAAATTTTACTGATGCTGCTATAGCCGGAAATTCAAAAGCGGCATTAGCTCTTGGACAAATACATGAACAGGGACTTGGTGGACCTGTTAATAAGACAGAAGCTTATGCTTGGTATGATCTTGCTGCCGACGATGGTGATCTTGAAGCAGAGGCTGCTATAACTGCGTTGCAACCTACCGTTACCGATACTTTAGAAGGAAAGAACAGGAAGGCTTTGCTAAAACAGAAACGAATTGAGTTTTTTAACAATAGTGTTTTGCCATAAATAACTAAATATAAGGAGGCGATATGAAACCCATACGCCAAGAACTTTTAAAAACTATAAATTTAGATCTAGGTTGTGGTTCTAATAAACAACTTGGATTTTTAGGCTTGGATAAAAGGTATTTTGATTCTGTCGATATTGTTCATGATATCGAAGATACTCCTTGGCCTATAGACGAAAATTCTGTAGCAATACTCTTGGCTACTCATATACTTGAACATATAGATCCTAGAAAATTTCTTGACGTCATGGATGAAGCGTGGCGCACGCTTATACCTGATGGATCCTTCATGATAAGTGTGCCACACTCATCTAATATTTATGCCTATCAGGATCCAACACATATGAGACCTGGATTTGTAGAGAGCTCTTTCTACTATTTTGATTACCGTAATCCTTTGTGGCACATTTATAAAACTAAACCATTTGAAATACTTAGCTGTGTGTGGGATTCTTTTGCAAATATAGAAGTACGCTTGAGAGCAATTAAAAAAGGATCAAAAGATATTACACCTAAAATTTTAAAGAAATATATGGGGGAGAAATAATGGCTAAGAAAGAAGATATAGAATTAACCGAAGTTCCTACTGTTCATATTGGAATACGACCTAATACTGTACAAAATACTTTTGAATTGATGCTTGGTATACCGAGTACTGGGGTTGTTAGGTATGAATGGCATACTGCGGTAATGTCACTTGTTATACCTGTAGTTTTTGCGCAGAAAACACGTGCAGCGGCTATCGGTTGGTCTGCTCCTATAGGTTTTCATGTTGCAGAAGCACGTAATTTAATAGTAAAAGATTTTATTAACAGTAAGTGTGAGTGGTTATTTTTTCTTGATCATGATGTATTGCCGACACAGGATCTATATATAAGACTTTTAGAGTATATGAGAAAGAAAGAACACCCTATCATCTCTGGTTTATATTATGTTAAAGCAGAGCCCTCGTATCCTCTACTCTTTAGAGGTCGTGGAGCCAGCTCTTATTTGGATTGGAAGCCAGGAGATCTTGTTGAAGTAGATGGTATTCCTATGGGCTGTACATTGATACATAGATCTATTTTGGAATATATGTATAAAAACTCCAGAGAGTTACAAACCCGTACAGGTGAAATTGTTAGAGAAGTTTTTACTACACCACGTGAATTGTGGTTAGATCCACAGAGCATGGATTGGGGAGTCCATGGAGGAACCGAAGATTTGTGGTGGTGTGATCGTGTTATAAAAGAAAAAGTTTTGTGGCACACGGGTTGGAGAAAACATCATAAAAAGAAATATCCCTTTATTGTTGATACTGGCATGTTTTGTAAGCATATTTCTTATGAAGGTAAACAATACCCTGTAGCTGCATGAGTGAAGATCTAACAATAAAAGCACCTGATTATTACAAGGGTCCTGTAATAGAGAAACCTGATAGGGAATCTCTTCGTGTAATGATGTACCATCATTTTAGGGAGAAAGGCATTGAAAATGAGGCAGAACTTAAGTTTTTTGTTGAGGAATATACTCCATATATTTTAGCTACTGAAAATATATGTACAGAACACTGTGCACCTCTCGAATTTGTGTCCGAACAGTTTTTTGAAAAAGTTGCTACTAGTATTGGTTTCGCTAATCGTGGTGGTGGTAAAACTAGTAACGTAGCAATTCTTAATGTCATGGATGCTTTTTTTAAACCTGGAGTAGAGATCGCATCTGCCGGTGCAATTACAGAGCAAGCAGATAGGGCATATAAGTACATAACAGATATGCTATTTAATGAGCCACTTTTCACACAAGAAGTGGTTAGTAGTATAAGATCAGAAACCAGATTTGCTAATGGTAGTCTTTGTCGAGTTATTGCGGGAACATATCATGGATTCAATAGTCCACATCCAAATAAAACACGCGTAGATGAAATTGAGCTAATGGCTTGGGAAGTCTTACAAGAAGGCTTGCAGATGTCTATTGAGCGTAAAGGTTATAAAGCACAAGATACTTTAACCTCTACTCGTAAATGGCAGAAAGGTACCATGCAGAAACTTCTAGATATGGCAGAGGAGAAAGAAATAAAAGTTTATTCTTGGTGTATTTTTGAAGTATTAGAACACTGTGATAGGTTGTGTTTTAATGATCCAATATATGGTGATTGTCCTGCGTATAGTATGACTGATAAAGAGGGTAAAGAAATTATGTTGTGTGGCGGTGTCGCACATAAATGTAGTGGCTGGTATAAGGTTGAAGATTTTATAAAAAAGGTTCGGTTGCTTGACAAGGATACTTGGGATACTCAATGGAGAAATCTTAGACCATCTGGTGCTATTTTAGTTTATGGAGATTACTTTAAGGAAGAAGACCCTTGGATGGTTAAACCCTTTCACATACCTGATCATTGGCAAATAGCTTCTGCTATAGATTATGGTAGTAATTTTGCATATATTAAAGGAGCCTTGGACCCACAGGACGATACGTGGTATATTTTTTATGAGTACTTTACTACTGTTGATAGAAGTTTAGAAGATCATGCGGAGGTAATAAAGAGGAGTCCTTTATTCAGTTCAAAAGAAGTTATCTATTCGGATCCTAGTGGTAGGCAAGCTATACTAGAAATGAAGAAATATGGTGTACCTTCACGCCCGGCAAATAACGACGTTTACGCAGGAATAAATAAGCTTAAAGCAATGTTTCAACGCCGTGGACAAGCAGGTAATCCTAAACTTAGAATATTTAACTGGTGTGAGCGACTAATCAAAGAATTAAGCGCCTTGTACTGTTATAAAACTGAAAAAGATGGTACTCCAAATAAGGACGTAATAATTAAAAGAGATGATCATGCTGTTGATGCATTAAGATACATGTTGTATAGCTTTTATACACTTGAAGGTCGCTTAAAGAGTTCAAATATTCGTGGACTCTACTGAAAAGCATGAAAAAAAGCGATTTGATGACCGTGTGTCTAAATGCGCTGGTGTGCTTATTGATTCTATTTCTAAGTTTTGTACGTGGTATGCTACTGGAAAACCTGTAACAAAAGAACAAGAAATAGACACTAAACGTCAAAAAGAGTATACTGAACTACTTTCTACTATCTCAAAAACTACGTGTAATTCCTGTGGAAATAAAATGTATTTATCAACAAATGTACAGAAATTAAAGTCTGGTTGGCGGATAATAGGATCTATAAGCTGTACTAGTAAATTTTGTAATAATAGTTCAAAATTCGGAAGGATAATTTATTAATGGATACAATCTATCATATAGCACAAAACACTGGCTTTCTTGGCGGTGAAATAAGTTCAACAACGTCTATTTCTTTATCATCTACTACTGCTGAAATTTCATCTATTTTAGCGGCAAATACGTTTGTTAGAGTTGTTGCAACTCAAAATTGCCATATTAATTTTGGAACTTATGGATCAACGTCTGCTGCAACATCAAATACTTATTTGACCGCGAACACCGTTGAAGTATTTTATACAGGTTCCAGTACTTCTATAGCTGCAATACGAAATTCAGCAGATGGCATATTGTATATAGATGTTCTAACTTTTCCTGACGTAGCTTAAAGTATAAATGGCTGTAAAAGCACAAATAAAATCTATAGACTCTAAAGATAAATCTGAGCCTAAGAAAGAGTCTCAAAAGACTCCTACAGATTTAGCTAAAATTCTTTTAGCTAAACATCCACAATATATAAATAATGTAGGATTTTGGTCAAAATACCATGATTGTTATCAAGGTATATCTATGGCTAAACACATTAAACGACATCTTCGTGAAAGTAAGTCCTCTTTACAACAAAGAGTAAAAAGAGCTTATTATCTAAATTATTGTGAACCTATAGTAGATCTTTATACACATTATATTTTCTCAAAACCTGCTGTAAGAAAAGAAAATAGAAATTCTATAAGTGTTTCTGCAGCGAATAGTGAAACCTTACCTAGTTTTGTAACTAAAACAAGTAATGAAAATACTATTAGCCCACAAAATGAGTGGGAGTCTTGGTTAGAAGATATAAATAGAAAAGGTGATGGTATTAGTCGTTTTATGTCTAATGCTACTAAATATTCACTTGTTTATGGTCATGCCTATATATTAGTTGATATGCCAAAAACAAAACAGAATATTATTACAGAAAAAGATCGTTTAGATAATGAAGTAACTCCTTATGCGGTTCTTTTATATCCTGACTCTATAACTAATTTTTCTCTTGATGATCGTGGAAAACTTATATGGGCGCGTATAAAGGAATCTCCCCCTGATACCTCTGATCCTTTCGAAGCTAAAAAAGCAGACGAAAAGAGAAGTATTTTAAAAAATACGACTTATATTTCAGGTACTGCTAATGCAGGTATTGAGCATTTACTTGACGGTGAAAAAGAAGTATACTTTAAAACATGGACTCGTGATGGTTGGTTCCATCACAAGGTTACTAAGGAAGGCGCGTTTTTAATAGGACAAGGTACCCACCCTCTAGGGGAAGTACCTATAGTTCCACTATATAATTCGCGTCTTACAAAGTTTCCTTTTTATGGATCATCATTGATCTCTGATATTTCGGATATTAATGTTGCTATACTAAATTGGTCAAGTTTAATAGACGAAGAAATATATCAGAAATGTTTAAATATACTATGTATTCAACGAAGTGCGGGGTCAGATAAGGAAGAGATCGTCATAGGATCTAATAATGCTTTAGAGTGGGATGGAACTACTCCTCCTTTCTTTTTAGCACCAGCAACCGACCCCGGAGCTTTTATCCAAACACAGATAGATAGAATGCGGGACGAAATATTTCGTCTAGCAAAACTCGGTGGCGGTCTTGGATTAGATCTTAACGCACAACGTAGTGGCGTCTCTCATGCTTATGAATTTAACGAAACTAATAGAACAATCGCAGAAAAAGCAGACGAAATAGAACGTGCAGAAAATGAAGTACACAGATTGTGGTTTAAGTGGCTTGGAAAGACCTGGGACGGTATTGTTGATTATCCTGACACTTTTAGTGTCGAGTCTTTCGATTCAGAGTTGACTTTAGCTATGACGTCTAAAGATGCTGTACGATCTACTACATTTCATCAAGAAATGGAAAAACGTGTAGTTAAGAAGATTCTACATAATGTATCTTCTGACATTACGGAACAGATTTTTAAAGAAATAGAAGAATCTGGTATGTTGGCTCAACAAGAACAATATAATCAGGATCAGAATGTAAATGAACAAGAACCGGTTAATAAAGGAACAGCAGGTAAACAACAGGGTACTCCACCCGTAAAACAAGAGGTATAAAAAATGGCTGACGTTCAAACAAATGAAGATAGAAGTGTTGCACAGGATATAGAGAATGCTAGGACCGGTGTGTCTGACGCAGATACGCAACAGGAAACCACAACAGATGCTAGCTCAGTAGCTCAAACTACTCAGCCAGATCCAAATTTTACGCAAGAAGATCTTAATAGAATTCTCGCAAGTCACAGAAGATCTTTACAATCTGAAAATACAGACTTAAAAACGCAACTAGGATCTATGCAAGAAGATATGTCTTCTTTAAAAAACATGCTATCTGATGCTGCTAAAGATGCCGGTGTTGAGCTATCACCAGAAGGTGAACTTATTTCTCCAGATGGAGATCGCTATTCATCTACACCAGAAGGTTACGATGAATATGTGAAAATGATGACTCCTCCAAAAGGTGTAAATGGTGAACTTTGGCGTACTGTACAAGGCGTACGCGTTGGCCATGAAAATCAAATGTCAGACGTTAAAGATCAACTTAGTGAAAATCAAAAACAATTACAACAAGCGTTAGATACACTTCAGGAAGAACGATCTATTCGTTTAAAAGCAGAAGATACTATGCGTACCACGCAAAGAGATAATCTTTTGACCGACGCGCTTACACGTTCTAATTGTGCGGATTTGACGGCAGGAATTAGATATTTTACTCCTGAGTCTAAATATGTAGACGGTGTTGGTTGGATGTTTGTTCCTAAAGGAGCTACCGAGACACATGAATATATACCGCTAGAAGATGCGGTAAATAAATATATTCCGCCAGTTCTTGTAAGAAGTGCTTCCTCTCAAGGAGGTTCTGGTGCACAAGAACAAACTACCTCTTCTGAATCTGTTGATGCTGATATAAATCAGCAAGAATCTTTAGTAAAAGAACTTTATGATCGAGCACAGATGAGTAAAGGTGAAACACGCGCTGTTTCAGCATACATGTCTGCTAATAGAAAATTAACAGATTTACGAAAATCAAAAGACGGTAGTGGTAATTAGTAGTTTATGCTACGCTGTCACTATCTAAACTACTAAAAATATTTACTAAGTGAGGTAAGAAAAATGGCAGGTGTACTAAACACGCAACTCGGTGGTAGCACGTTCACAGGACGTGCTGTCTACGATCAAGGAATAACCGGTAAGATCGGTACTACGGATGATACCATTGCAGAGGATGTAAGTCCTATTGTTTCAATGATTTCTCCTTATGAAACTCCGTTATTGACACTCATTGGAGATGCAGAGTTCCCAGCTCAAAGTATTCTTCATGAATGGCTTGAAGATAGTCTTAATATAAACGAATTAACAGTTAGTGCTGCGGCTCTGGATGGGTCAGCTACGGGTCTCGTCGTACTAAGTGGTGCTAATAGCTTAATGCTTGGTACATTGCTTGAAACAGCTACTGGTGAAGTAATTCAAGTTGTCGCTCGTGCGAGTGACACTGCTGTTACTATCGAACGTGCTGTTGGTGGATCAACAGCTGCTGCTATTGCCGCATCGTCAACACTAACTGTACTTGGCGAGTCCACTACAGAAGGTGCGGATGTTCGTGAAGATATCAGTAAGACGCGTGTGCGTAAGACTAATACGTGCCAGATTTTCAAGAAGGATGTTATCGTGTCTGGAACGATGCGTTCTGTACGTAACCTTGGCGGTATAGTTGACGAGCTTGATTATCAGGTTCAGATGCGTACTCGTGAAGCTCTACGTGATCTAGAAAAGATGGTAATACGTGGTCGTGGTGCCGCTACTGGTGCTTCTGGTAATGCTGTAGCAGGAAGTGCAGGTGCTGCAACTGCTTCTAGAACTATGCAGGGCATACGTAGTATGATTGATACGAATAAGCCAACAAGCGTTGTTATGGATAACTCGTCCGGAGTGAATCTTAATACTGTTATTAAGACAGCCTGGGATAATGGTGGCACAGATCTGGATGTAATCGTTTGTGGTGCTGAAGTTAAGGAGGCAATTGATCGCCTTAACAGTTCCAGGATTCGTGTTGTCAATGAAGAAAACGCCTATCGTGATGTGGTTACCACGTACGAAAGCACATATGGTTCTTTGGCTGTTGTGCTTAGTCGTTGGATGCCTGCTGATGAAGGTCTAATTCTTGCTAAGAATCGCATTAAAGTGGTTCCTCTGTCAGGACGTTCTTTCCAGTTCCAGCCTGTTGCTAAGACTGGTGACTCGTCTAAGGGTATGGTTCTCGGTGAATACACTGTAGAGCTTAGGAACGAAGAAGGAATGGCTAGATTCACTAAGGCTGCCTAAAGGTAATAACAACCTTACTAAGTATATTAGGAGGAATATTATGAGTTCTAAGTTAGAAGCTTTAAAAAAAGCTAAGAAAGTTACTAATGTTAAATCATTAAAAAAGCCTGTGCAGGAGGAAACTCTTGCACAGGCTATTGATGATAAAACTATAAAAGATTTGAGGGAAAGCATAACTACGGTTCTACCAGAACTAAAGGAGTTGTGTGACACCTGGAATTCTTGGAAGTTTGAATTTAAAAATGTAGAACATTTTAATTTAAGTTATTGGCGAGAAACATTAGAGGGTGTTATAGAAAAACTTGAAAGGGAAACGTAAGGTTAAATGCCAACACTTACAGTAGTCTATGGTGGTGACGCAGATAATGCATATGTAAGTGTTAGTGATGCTACTACTATAATTTATGAATTAACCTTTAATACTGATGCGTGGGATAATTCTTCCACTGAAATGAGAGAACGGTCGTTACTCATGGCATCGAATCAGATAGATAGTTTAAAATGGGCTGGAGCTAAATTTTATTGGAATCAAAGTCTACTCTTTCCTAGAACTCCACCCGGAGTTGATCATCCTATAGGTATTCTCGGTACGGCAGCTACTAGTTCTTCTGTGTTCACTACTCTTTTAGAACACGACTATTTTCAAAAACGAATGAAAAAAAGAATAGAGAAAGCCTGTACATTACAGGCTTATCATCTTTTACAACAACGTGAAGCAGGTGGTTTAGATCAGAGACACAAAGATCTACAAAGATCAGGTGTTTTGTCTTGGTCTAGAAGTGTAGCTGGTATTTCAGAATCATATTCATATAGTAAATCTCAAGTACTTGTCCCAGACGCGTGGGAGCAGTTATATCATTATAAAGGAACTATACGTATTTCTCGTGGAGATGAACAAAGTATTGAGTTTGAATAATGCGTATATCTTCTACTATAGATAACGTCTCAACACATAAAATTACTGTCATACCCTCTGTCCGTGATACTGACGGATTACACTATGACGCTTATGGTGAAATAATAAAGGGTGGTGCTGATACTGAATTGGTGCCTTGTTTTATAGATCTACGAAAAAAGAGGGTATTAGATTCTAATAATCGAGTAATTGTATATGATGCTATAATTACTTTTGGACCGACTGTAGAAGTCGCTATAGATTGGAAAGTTAAAAATGGCGTAGATGCTTGGGGAAATAAACTTTTGAAAGAAGGTACAGTAATGTCTCTTGACGTTATACAACATCCTGTAGAGGGAGTTGTTGCTAAACGTGCCTCTATCGTGGCTCAATAATTATGAAAATAACTTTAGGTACTGTTAAACTTAATCAATCAGATGATTTAGGTCTTGTGTTTAACGATGCGTTGAATAAATCAACTAAAGAAGTTATGGCTTTTATAACAGAAAATGCTCAAAAAAATGCGCCTACTGTTCGTGGAGAAACAGAAGAAGAAAAAAATAAACTTAAAAACAGTATTCGTTTTACAGAACCAGATATTGATACACATAGCTCTAGAATAAAAGTAGATTATGAAAATGCAGTAAGATATCATGAAGATCCTACATTTGTTACGGGTAATATAAATAAGTCAGGTAACATGGAAGGACCTAAATTTGTAGAAAGAGCTTATACGGATAATTTAAGACAAATTATTGATTTTTTTAAGGAATTCATAACTACATATGTTACCAGTAGACGAGAAGTTAGAATGAATACTGTTAAGTCTGTAACAGACTTAATGACTACTGAGAAATAACATGGCTATAAGTAAAGAATCTCAGATAAATAATGTTACAAAACTTGTAACTAATCACCTTGACTCTGATTTTTTTGGCGAACTAATACTAAAATTTGAGCATGGAAACATTGTTTTTATAAAAGAATTAACTAATATAAAACCAGATACTGATGAATTTAAAAATATATTAGATTCCTATTTAAAAGAAGATGACAAAGAGGGAGAATCTTCTGAACTTACTCTTCGTAAAATAAAAGGTAAACCACATATAACACTGGTTAACAAAGGTGGAGTAGATTCAATAACAGAGCGAAAAACAAGTGAGTTTGTGTCTAATAAGTAATGGCAACAATTGTAGGTATAAAGACTGTGCTGGATGCGTTAGCGACACAGACAGCAACTACCCTTGGGTCTACTATAGGAAACCGAGGAAAAGTATTTATATCTACCTTGCCAGATAAGCCTACTAATGCTATAGCTATATTAGCTACTGGTGGACCTGTATCACGTGTTGGTGATCCATTAAGAGGGTATACAGTACAATGTTTAGTAAGAAATACCAGTTATACTTCTGGGTTGGCAGATGCTCAGAAAATATTTGATGATTTTGACGGTTCGTATCATATCTTGAGTACAATTAAATTTAGAATAGAGCCTACGACACTGATTGGAGTACATTATCTAGATTCTAATAATAGACATGTTTTTCCTTTAAATTTCGTAGTAAGAGGAGTTTTTAAGTTAAGCAACTAGCAAATCTTTATTTTACTGTGATACATAATTCAGGTAGAATAGAGTAGATAAAGTTTTATACGGTAAACTAGGTTATAAAGACTGTTTTACCTCGAAAAATACACATTGTAGGGTAATAAAAAAATGGCTAGTAATACATATACAAATGCAATAACTGAGCGCGAGGTTTCTATCGCGCTAGAACAGATACTTATTGCTGATACCACTCAAACATGGACACCTGGAAGGATTGACGTTGGCTCACCGCCAGCTGGTTTCACACATCTTGGTGCTGTCGTAGAGGATAGTCCTAATCTATCTATCAGTAGAGAAAAATTCGAATTACGTACGGGTATTCCGTCTGTGCTGCAGTTTGACGCAGTTACCGGAATGTCAGGTCAGTTTAGTGCCGCATTCTATTCAAACAGTAATATTATTGCTGCGTATGGTTTGGGTGCAGATGTTGTAAAAAACTCGGTAGGAACTATCAATGTTAACTCAGCGACAGCAGATAGCGCAAGTGAAATGACCATAACTGGTACAGGAGTTTTTGCGGTTGATGATATTGTTGCTATTGCAAAAGATGATGCTGCTAGTTCGCCTGCTGTAGCTACAATTGTAGATTTGCAAAAATCTACAATTATACGCAAAGTTACTGCGGTTGAAGCATTCACTGATGATAAAATAACGTTTGACGAGGACTTGGATTTTACACCAACGGTCAAGTCTATCGTAGCTAAGCTAGAAGCAAGTAAAGTGGTGTTTGGTACTACAAAGAACCCACGGTATGCTCTTCTTGGTGTAGCAGACTTTCTAGATGGAAGTCAGGTAATACACTATTTTAAGAAGGTCGCACCTGTAGGTGAATTTTCTGAGAACATACAGCCAGGACAACCACCTATTATTTCAGGTGCCTGGACAATGTTCTCTGCTGTAGATTCAAACTGGGGTGCTGAACAAGTACTAGGCGAGCGATTCTGGATTCCTAAGAGTCATACGGCTGCTACTTTCTCTACTGCTCCTGGATACGCGTGAACCTGATTAATTGAGCAATTTAATTTAATAACGTTACCTTATTGAGAATCTCGGGAGGTATAATATGTCCGATTCAATAGATGCTGTAAATGAAGTGATGTCCCGTGCCGTTGATCGTGTTTTATTTCACGACGGCGGCACCGTCACTGCCGAATTTTGTGGTGAAAGTGTGGAACTTAAACCATTACCTATAAAATGGGCTAAAAAGCTTTCACGAACTCTTCAGTCTGTAGTTTCAAAGTTCAATGAAAAGAACAAACAGAAAGCTGCAGATTTCCAGAAAAACGCAGATATAGAAATTGCAGATTCACTACGCGATTGTGTAGTGGTTCTTGGTGAATTCTATCAGCTGGAGACTGTAACTCCAGATGAAGTAGAATCAAGCATGTCTTTATCTGAAATAAAAGCGATAGTTATGGAGCAGGCAAAAATCAATGAGGACGACGATTTTTTGCTCATGCCGTTGCAGGCCATTATAGGAGTGTTATCAGCGGCGACGACGTCAGCGAGGGACGTGAGAGATCAAGCATCGACGACCAATTACACACAGACCTTGTCTGGTATGCAGGATTCATTGAACGCTGGGGACTCGACTTCCACACCCTCTGTGAGCGATACACAAGAGGACAGTTAATAGTTCTTTCTTGTGGTTCTGAGATCATTAGTTATTTCCAAAATAAGGAAATAGAAGACTCTAAAAAGAAACGTGCTGCACAGCAGTCTTCTACGTCTGCTGGCGCACGTCCAGGTACTAAAAAGCTACCTGCAGAAGTACCGCAGAAGAAATTTAAGGAAATGACCGGAAAAGAATATATGGAGTGGTTAGATTCTAAGAACGCTGGGGTATAAATAAACTAAATTGGCATCGTTAGGAACTATAGAGTTTGAATTTAAGCCTTTAGCTGATAAATTTATACAACAAACTGATCAGATTTCTCAAAATCTTCAGTCTTTTCAAGACACAGAAAAAAACATAAATAAAGAGACTACGTTTTTAAATAAGACGTTATCTACTACTACAAAAGTACTAGGTGCTACTGGTTTAGCTGGAAGCATCGGTCTATTAGCTAAACATTATAAAGTTTTAGATAAGCTACACCCCAAGCTTTCTAGATCTTTTACTATGTTAGAATCCTCTGCTACGAATGTTACCTTATCTATGAAATCTTTAGGTTCGTCTATAGGATCATTTTTTAAAAAATCTATGCTGTTGTTCGATTCAAGAGCTTTTAGAGTAGCTTTTGAAGGTGGACCCGCGACTTTAATACCTAAAGTAGGTGCACTAGCTAAGTCTTTTCTTACTGGTGGTGTAGCTATTACTGCGTTTGGTGCTGCTTTAGGCACATTACCTGGCACTATAGGTGTTGTCGGCACTTCTATGAGTGGTTTAGGTATAGGAATGTTAAATCTTTTATCACTTGTAGGAGCATTAACTTCTGCTCTAGGTGTAAAATTAAGAAAAGTTGCGGAAGACCTTAGGCGCTCTAATGATCTATCAATTGCTAGTTTTGCTCAATGGGAAAAAACAGTTTTTGCTCTAACAGCAACTATTGATGGATATAACAAAAAATTAGGCGCTAATGTAATAAATACTCAAAAGTTTATAGAGCTTTCTAAACAAGTTTCAAGTGTTACTGGTTTAGCTAGACAAGAAGTAGCGCAATCATCCTTAGTACTTTTAGAGTTTTCACAAAACACAGGTCTGGCAGCAAGCCAAATTAAAGACTTAGTTGAACGATCTGCTGATTACGCAACAGTAACTGGCCAAGATTTCGGTACTGTTATTCAAGGAATAAATAATTATTTTAGAGGTTATTCTGAAACTTTAGCAACACAAGGTATTAATATACGTGAAGCTGATTTAGCGCAAACTAACTATGCCAAGTCATTAAACAGATCAGTACAGTCCTTAACACGAGCGCAAAAAGCTACTGCTTTCTTGGAAGCATTTGTAAGTAAAACCAATTTTACGTATGGAAAAAGTGCACTCATTATAGATAATTTGGCTACAGGCCCTATGACACGATTAGTGAACCAACAAGAAAATATAAATATCGCTATGGGGCAAGGCGCAGAGAAAATTAGAAATGGGTGGCTTAGGGTATTCACAACACTTCAAGGATTTATAACAGAAAACCCCTTAGCTGAATTTGCTTTAACGTCTCTTGGTGCTTTTAAAGAACTTTCCGCGGTTATATTAGACCTTACTGGTATGTTTCTCAGTATGGCAGGTGCAATAGCAACTGTTGGTGTTGCTGTAAAAGCATTAACTTTCCTAGTTGGTAAAGGTGGACTTTCTAGAGCAATGAGCGCTGCAGGTGCGGCAGGTGTTGCATACCCCGCAACTATTGGGAAAGCTGTAGGTGCTGCCACAAGTATAGGAAAATTTGCGCTCCGCAGCACAGGTGTGGGACTGGGACTTGCTGCTGCTGGTGGTTTTTATTCTGCATATCAATCTAAGAAAAAACAACAAGAACTAGCTAAGGTTGGTACTTCTCAGCTATTAGGTGCAGACAAACTACAGGAACTAGCCAGCAAAGAAATAGCGCGTGATCCATCTCTAACTATAGGTAAAGCAACTATTCTTGTACAAGAAGCTATCATAACTGCAGAAAAAGAAAGAGAAGGTGGTTTTGGTCTTCCCTCTCGTGCACACGGACTTAGGAATGCCCTCCCTAACTTATTAGGTATTGGGGACTGGCCTATACGCCAAACAGGTAAAACAGGCGTAACAGGTGTTATATCTAGAACTGAAGGAGATCTTGACAAGGCTATAGGTGCAGCAGAAGGACAACCATTAGTACTTGGTCATTTAAACACAATTAAAAAGTTACTTCCTGAGTATAAAGAGCTTGTTAGTAATAGTAAACAACTTAATAGAATAATGAGAGATCCTGAAGCTGCGCAAGCTGCTGAAGATATGGAAACACACTTTAGAAGGTTGATTACTTTAATAAATACTGAATCTTTTGATGACTCTGGACTAAAGGACATTAGGAAAGAATCACACAACCTACAGATTTCTTTTGCTAAACTAAGTGGATCTTTAACAGATATAGAAGCGCAGCTTCAAAGTGATAATGTTTGGGCAGAGACTGCGGCAGCGATACGAACCTCCACACAGGCTATAATTCAAAATACAAAAGAAACACGTGCAGGTACACAAGGACATATAGCGTATACCTATGCTTTAGAAGGTGTATTAGCTGAGCATACCAAGAAAGCAGCACAAGACCAACGGTCATATATGCAAGCTCTAAAGCAGCAAGCTATAGCCGACGCGGTTAAAAGTTCTATAGAGTCTGAAATAGATCTTCTAGGTTCTTTAGCAGAAGCAAGAAGACAACACTCTGCTGATATAAGAGATAATATTTCAGATTTAAATAGTCAAATAGGTCTTTTAGATGTTTATAATGAAAAAGAACGTTCTAGTGCAGAAATAACTATACAACATGCCCAAGCAATACGTGAGTTAAATAAAAGTTTTAGAGAGTCTGAATCTCTCATACGTTTAAAAACGTCAAACGTTGAGAATCAACGACAGGCTGTACGTGATGCTTCTGCGGATATGCGTCCTGCAGAAACGGAAAGTCTGCGACGGCTAGAGGCCGATTTAGCAAGCACAAGATCACGAAGGATTAGTGAATTTAATGAACGAAAAGCTTTAATAGATAAAGAGTTTGAGTATCGTAGAGTTGCCTGGAAAAAAGAACATGAATTAATAATTCAGACAGGTCAAATAATTGAACAAACATTTAGTGACGCTATAACAGAAGCACTATTAGGAGAAGGACCTAAATCTGCATGGGAAGGCTTTACTGCTGCTATGGAAGGGCAGTGGAAACAAACGCTTTCCGCTATGATACAAGACAAACTTAATTGGGAAGGTAAAGTATCAAAGAATATTCTTACCGAAAAAGGTGGACTTGTAGATATATTTAAAAGTGCTGCCGGAATGGTTAGTGGCCTGTTCTCCGATATGGGTGCGCAAGATGCAGAAGGAGCAGTAGACGTAGCAGGAACAAAGAAAGAGAATGTAGGCTTTTGGGAAAAATACGGAAAAATAGCAGAAGAAGGAGCCGATACTGCAGAGAATGTGGTATTAACAGAACAACGAACACAGACTGGATATTTACAACAAATTGCAGCAAACACTACCGCGCCAAAGGTAACAACTAATGCTCCTACACTGTCAGAACAGGGTGCAGTTGGTAACTTAATGAGCTTAGCAACCGGTGGCGTAAGTGGACTTAGCCCAGAACAAGATCAAATATATCAGCAAGCTTTAAGTTTAGGTAAGTCACAAGAAGAAGCGCTGTCTGCTGCTGGGGTATATACACCAGGTGTTCCTGGTGTTAGCGGATCAATAAGTGGGGGATTTAAGCCTGGTACTGGACTCGCACAGACGCTGTCTGGTGCAGCTACAAAGTTATCTTTCATGGATAAACTTAACTCTGCGATGGGTGTGGGTAGTGAGGTTTTAGGCATTGGTGGTAATATTTTTGGTGGTATGATGTCTGACACTGCAGGACCTGCAGGATTAATAGGTAGACTGCTTGGCTTTAAGCCAGAGGAAATAGCCTTACAACATTCACTTCCCGCGAGAATTGCAGATACTGCTAAATTATTTAGTAAAGGTGCCGCTATGTCAGCGGAAGGTGCTGTTGGAGGTTTAAGGGGTGGACTACAAGCAATAAAAGCCAGTAGCTTAGGTTTTAAATCAGCTGCACAAATGACACAGTTTAACACCGCAAAGGATGCTTGGCTGGCTTCTGGTTCAACTGCAGGTGAAGCAGCTGCTGGTGCTGCAGCTGAAACTGGCGCAACAGTGGGTGCTCGTGCAGCAAATATAGCAGCAGGTGCTGTTAATATTGGCCTAAACATTATTGGAAGTATGATAGGCAATAAACTTGCCCAACAGATAGGTCAGCAAAATATACAAGCGTCTATAGGTTCTGCTATTGGTAGTATAATTGGGCAAATTCTTATACCAATACCCGTACTTGGTGCTATGATTGGTTCTTTTCTTGGTAACTTAATAGGTGGCCTGTTTGGACCCTCTGAATGGAAACAACAGAGAAGAGGGTTGCAAAAAACCTTTAATAAACAAATTCAAGCACTTTTTGATATGGAACTGGTTACGTCACCAGTTTTGGGTTCTGGAGGTAAATATGGAAGGGTTAGGCATATATCAGACACACGCCTAGAGGGAGGAACAAAGGAAGGTCAAGATCGGGTAATAGCTACGCATACGGGAGCAGAAGCCCTTGGTGGAGAATTTGGTCTTTATGAGATGAAGGGTGTATCAAAAGATATTACCGGCTTTAAAAGAGGCTTCTGGGTGGCAAACAACATAACTAAACTTCTAGAAACTATGGGAGCTACTGCAGAAACATCACGCAAATTTATTGTTGGTTTAACTAGAACGCTTGTAACAGATTTAAGTGGCGGTTTAGACGATGTAAACAAACGTTTTGAAAAGTGGAATTATAATTTATCTGGTCGTGGCGGTGTAATAACCCGCACAGGTGTAGTTTTTGCTGGTTATATAGGTCAAATTGGTGTGCTAATAGAATCATTCAAAGAGCTGAATCCTTTAGTAAAAGGTATAGACATAGCAGCGGACGTAACATCTGAAAAATTCAGACGAGTAACAACTAAAGCTATTGATCCAGGAACACGTTCTTTTACAGAAGGAACACAAAATATCGCTACAGATCTTCAAAATAATGTAATACCTGATTTAGTAGCTCAATTAGAAAGTGGCGAACTTTCATTAGAACGAGCACTTATACATTTTAATGAAAAGCTAAAACTATTACGCTTTGCGTCTAAAGATACGGATATTGGTACACTTCCTGAAATACAGTTTGGTGAACTTAAAATTTCAGCATTTAAAACTACATTAGCAGATATTGAAGCACGCTTATCTGATTTTCAAGGGTCTATAGATGTAACAAAGTCTTCTTTTGCTAATATCTTTGCGGCACCTACCTTTAATGCAACCAATGTTATTGATAGTTTCAAAGGTATGGCACAAGCTTTAAGTAGTCAGCTACAAACTTCTTTAACAGAGGCTTTTATTCAAACAAGTCCCATGGCTATAGCTATGGAGGGATTTTTTGAAACATTAAGAAATAACATACGTACTGCAATAGATGACGACAGAGTACTATCTGCTGACGAAGTACAAGGTATAATTTCTAATTTAAAAACAGAATTTGAAAATGCCGCAGGAAGCATGGGAAATTTAATTCCTATATTAAAAGAAGCTTGGCATATTTCACAAGATATTGGTGATATTTTTGAAGATGTTCTTGGTGATAGAATGCAACGTAATCTTGAGAAATTAAAAGAGTTGTATGCGCCATATGTTACTGGAGTTTTACAGACCCGTGAGCGTGTGGGTGAGTTACGAAGAGACCCTTACAGGGCCATGGCTTCTGCTGCTGCCGCTAGAGAACGACTTGATTATCAAAGAGAACGAGTATTTTTCAAGGGTGGTGAAGGTGGTGTAATTGGTGCAGGAAGAATAGTTCGTAAGCTTATAGAGAGTGGTGACTTAATAGGTGCACACGAACAGATAGCTAAAGTTACAGGTGACCCAATTAAAGACTTTAATTTTGAAAACACAGCAAAAGAGTTTATTAATAAGTATCCTGGTTTTAAAGATGACTGGCTTTCAAACAAGGCGATTCCCACCATTACTGACTCGTTAAGCGCCGGTGATATAACCAATAAAGAAGCTATAGCGAAATTTAATGAAGCTATAGATTATGTAAACACCTATCGACGCGAAGACGTAGAGTATGGACCGGGGGAGGGTGGGTCTGTAATTCCTGATTTTGATCCTCCAATACCTGGACCATCTGGTTTAACACCTGAACAATTATTTGTAAGACTTCAAGAATATGCAGCTACTGTACAAGAATCTTATGATGCAGCTATAAGATCTGAAAATATAATAAGTACACAAAAACAAGATAATATAAATAGACATATAGAATCTCTTAGCAGAGAATCTGAGTTAATCTCTAGGGCTAGTGATCTTAGACTTAGAGGATTAAATGACGAATTAGACCGTATATCTTCTTGGGTAAATATAGGAAAGTCTGCAGATTCTATTTTAAATAGATTAAAAGAAGGTGGTTTAATACGAGGATACCGACCTGAACAACGCGTAAATGAACTTACCGCAGATATAGCTCGTTTACTTAATATGTTTAGGGGAGAAGAAAATGAGCAGCGTAGAGCCTCTATAGGTGACAGATTAATACAGCTTGAAGAAGAAAGACTAAGTTTATCTGAACAAGTATTTCAACGTCCATCATCAAATTTCCAAAAGGTTCTTAATCAAACAGTTGCTGAATTACGTGAGATTAGAGATAACGCAGAGAGTATAGGTGAAGAAGAGCGTTTATTTGATCTCCAACTAGATATGGCAGATATCGAGCGTGAAACCAGGGATGCCACTAGAGAAATTGGAGATAACTTAACCGAATATAACGATCAGATCTATGATTTACAAATATCTACTAGAGACATAATAGATAAATTAGGTCTTGAGTATGCTGACTTGTTTGAAGCAATTGCCGGTGGTTTAGAAGTCTTGCGTGATCTACAAACCGCGCAATTAGAAGAACAATTTGGAGAAGATGCAGCTAATCGAATACTAAACGCACCTCTTCAAGCTACCGCCATCAATACTCAAACGATGGTAGAACTATTAGAAAATATACGTGATACTTTAGCGGGAGATACATCACATCCAGACGACCCGCCACCTGTAACTTCAGACCCAGATCCACCGATGGTAGACCCCACGGCTGATTACAACGCGAGATATGCACAATACCAAGCAGACTTAAAAGCGTTTAACTATAAGCACAGTACTGCTAATGAAACCAGTGGACCCCAGGGGCGGTGGTACAATAAAGAAGGCGGCGGCCAGCATTTCCACCCGCCTTCCGGCAAACCACAGCCACCAAGTTTAGCAGAAGGTGGTTTTGTCATGGCTAAAAATCTCTTGGCTAGAT